CTTCTGGCGGATTTACCGGACGGAAAGCCTGGTTTGCAGATATTTTCAACGTGTAGGAACCTGATCCGTACACTTCCTAAGTTGTCGAGAAGTGATACAATGCCAGAGGACATAGCCGAGCGGCAAGAAGACCATGCTTTTGATACGTTGAAGTACGGACTGTCAAATATACGGGCCTTTGGCAGTTCCGGGCGCAAGAAAACCAAGAGTGTGAACCCGTGGACGGAGTATAACAACCTATGACGCACAATTCTATTCAGGAATGTGAGCAATACAGCCTGTCCACGAAGTTAGATTACAGTGTTCTGGCTGGATCGGCCACGATTATTGTGCGGGCGCCCATTCAGGGGATGGTTGGCGAGGTAATTGTGGTGGACAAGGTTGGTGCCCACCCAGAAGCGGTCTATGTGACCGCAGTTCAAGACAATACCATCACGTTTACCCCCGCTTTGGCATATCCGCATAATGCTGGCGTCCTGGTGTTTCGGGATCAAGAGGGCGTGTCTTTGTTTGTGCCCTGCACCCACATGGACAGCGACGCGTGGTACAGGTTAGTGAATGCACGGGCAGCCTATGACCCATACAATGCGTGGGACTATGACGCCAGCCTGATAAACCTAATCAGCCCTGGTACAAATGATGCAGTTGGTTATGGCGTTCCTGGTTGGACACGTGGAACCGGGTGGACTCTCAGGGCCGGAGACTCCACGTATTTTACAACTGGAATTATCCCTGCCACATTTAGCCAAGACTGGTCGATGTTCGTTCTGTATAATGCAACAAACACAAGAACTGGCCCGTTATTGAGTGCGGGAGACTTGTTTGCTGGTCATTATTTCGATCTTTGGTCGGGCAATTCTCAGGCAAGTTGTTGGGGGCCGCCAACTCCCGATGATGCTAGAGTGTACGCAATGGGTGACAAACAGAAATACGTGGCTACTGTTGTCAAAAGCGGTTGGATGGGAATAAGCGGGCGCAAATGTTGGTTCAATGGGGCAGTAGAAGCAACCCTAGATACCGTCACCGACACGACCGCCACAGGGCAAGACATACGCATTGGGCAGCATCTCAGCCACGGCCTTTACTATGATGGCATTATCGCGCGTGTCCTGATCGTAGATAGTATTGTTCCAGATGACGATGTGGTGAAGGTGTACGGCTCCATGACCAGTGGAGGGCAGAACAGCGGCGAGTTTGAGTTGCCGCGAGAGAAGTGGGTGCAGGTTTTCGGGTCGCACTATGTCACCAAGACGCGCACCGCCGACATTTATGCGGTGTATCACACCAAAGATAACGCCGACCTTTCAACAGACCGGGTGTACTGGATGGATGACTCCTACTCCATTGGCAGCGGTGTGCGCACAGCCCTGGGCAGTGGTGCAGCCGTGATGATGAACAACCAGGCAAAGGATACTGTGTACCGTGAGAAGGTTGCAGCCAGTGTAGCACTCACCAGAGGCCAGTTAATCAAGCTGGGTGGCTATCGCCTGGGCACCAGCACCGCCGATACGTTTGAGCATTCCATTTACTTCATGGGATGGGAGATTGTGTATCTAACATGAGCGAATTTACTCGAGCAGTTGAACATTCCGCAGAGTTGAAACAGGGTCTCTCCAAGCGTGACAGCATGTGTAAGGCGATGGAAGACCTGTATTTTATGGAGTGGGACGAGGAAGCCAAGGTATCCAGGCAGATCAAGAACGTCAAAATTACCAAGTCTCCCCGTGCCCGCAATGCCCTGCAAGGGGCAATCCGTTTGCTGATTGCCACGGATCCGATGTTCTCCGTGCCCTATGACATCAATGGGACATTTGCAAAGGCGCAGGCGTCCAAGATTGAGCGCTTTGTGAAGGCCATGTGGAACGTGAGTGGCAGGGTGCGTGGCGACCCGGTGCATTATGACGTGGTGCGCAGCGCCCTGCTGTATGCAGAAGTGCATCTCACTCTCACGTCCACGAAAGACCTGGTGGACTGGTCAAAGGGAGCGTCAAAGGCACGGCAGCGCAGAGCGGAAGACCTGGCAGAGCGCACCCCGTATCTGTTTGACTGTATCAACCCCCAGCGTGGCTATCCCTACCACACCCGGCTGGGCCTGGAAGCGTTTGCAACCTATTCCAGCGTGAAGGTGGCGGAAGTCAAGAGCGTGTGGGGGAAGTTGGCTAACCCAGCCCTGGGGAAGCTGGGAACCAAAGTGGAAGATGGGGAAGTGGTGAAGCTGTGGGAGTATTGGGATCTGGACAACCACTTTACCTGGCTGGATGGCATTGACGTGCCCATTTTGGAAGCCGAACACGGCCTGCCCTACATCCCGATTGTGGCGCAGACCGTGGAAGGGTCGAAACTGTTTGACGATGATCCTTCAAAGCAGCGTGAGCCGTTCTTATACACCATGTATAAGAGCGACCTGTGGAAGCGCCAGAACATGATCCTGACGGTGCTGTACTCGATGCTGTTTGCCATTGGCGCCAATCCCATGTTCAAGTTTGTCTCGCAGGATCCAGAAGCAGACCCCAACGTGGACTTCTCGCAGCCTGGTGGCGTGGTGAAGCTGCGCCAGGGTGAGCAGTTTGAGCCATTGCAGAAGCAGGTGATTGACCCATCCATGCAGCAGGGGTGGATCATGGCAACCGAGTTGGAAGGCGAAAGCACCATTTCTCGGCAAGCCCTGGGTGATCCGCTGGGCGCCAGCACACCTTACTCGATGATCGCGCTTCTCTCACAGTCTGGTCGCTTACCTCTCGCGGTGCCGCAGCGCAAGACATCCTGGGGTATCAGTGAGTTGGTTGAGATTGCCCTGAAATGTCTCAAGGAAGATAAGCGCGAAGCCCGTGCGATTAACGATGCCGACAACGTTCTGCTCGGGCCGGACGAGATACCCAAGCACCTGACCGTGAATGCGCAGTTGGAGATTTCCTTGCCGCAGGATCGTCTGCAAGCAGCTAACACCGCGTCCATCATGGCGGGTGGAGACGACCCGATGGTAAGCAAGACCTGGGTACGAGAGAACATTCTAAGCATCGGCCAGTCTGACGAGATGACCAAAGAGATTTGGGAGGAGCAGGTTGCGAACCTCCATGCCCGCAAGTACATCATGGATCAGATGGCGCAGATTGCCCAGGCGGAGCAGATGGCGATGCAGCCGGGACAGGCCAGTGGGATGCCGGGGATGTCGCAGATGGGCGCACCAGCGATGCCGCAACAGTCCATGCCGGGCATGAACTCTGGGATGCCGCAAGGCCCGCAGCCGATGGGAGAGCAGCCACCGATGCCTGGTGAGCAAGAACCCATCCCGCCCATGCCGCCCATACAGCCGAAACCGCAGAGGCTGGTGTAACATGCCACTCGATATTAGAGACGTTGAAAGCTCGTTGTCCTACGGGAAGGTTGCGTGGGAGAAGTTTATCAAAGAGCAGACCGGACGTTTCTATGCGCCGATGGCGCTAGGGTTGTTGGCGATGTTCATGCAGCAGATAAAGAATAATCCAGCGCTCATGGCGAAGATGCCGGGCGATAAATTTGCACGTGTTCAAGAAATGATTGGAGGCGAAAATGCCACAGACACCTTACGGATGGGGGGGCGGGGGCAGAACGGGGTCGGCGGGTGGAACCCTCAACCGCAGCAACCGGGGATGGGCGCCGCCGAAACCACCAGCGTCAACGGAGCGAACCCGCTTCAATCCCCAATGGACGCCTCCTACTCGCCCAACAATAAGCCTTAATACCCCTGTCCCGCAGCGCGGGCAACAGTGGAACATGCCGCAGATCAATCCTGGGTATCTGAACGGCCCTGCCATTAATCCTACGGCGCCGGGCTTTGCCTCGCCTGCTGATGCTGCCAATCAAGCCCTGTATGGGATGGTCAACAATCCATTTAGCCGCAGCCCGATGGGGCCATTTATGCCCAGCGCATTGACACCTGGCACCCCCTGGTCTGCACCGTCACTGAACGGCATGAACTTCATGCAAAGGAATGTGACCCATGCGGGAATGATGCCTGGCCCAACCAGCGTCTCGGGGCCAATCCGCCACCCGACCTTGAACGCAATGGCAAACCCTCCGTCATTGGCCTGGCCTGATGTCATCCAGTTTCCGCCTGAGCAGACCGTTGCGCCTGGCTATCCAGAGGGGACGGTAGAAGCGCCTGCACCTGTCTACGAGGATCCATACTATGGCGGGTATCCTGGGTACTCCTATCCGGGGTATGATTACGAAACGCCGAGCGGTCAGGCTGGTGGTCGGGCACGATACCAGCAGCCCCGCCGGGGATACCAGCGCTCCGCTGCCCCGCAGCGTTATCAGGGGAATGCACAAATGCAGCGCCCGCAAAGTGCGGCCTTGCAGCCGAGCACACCGAGATGGTATCAGGATCTGGTAACGTGGAGAGTCTAAATGGGTGGCATAAAACGAGGCTGGAAACCACCGCGGCCTGCTAGTCCGGCACCGCGGCCAATACAAAATACGCCAGCACCGGCGCCCGGCGCAACTGCCCCGCCGCCTGTTCCTGCTCCTACTGTTCGTCCACCGCAGCAGTACACGACTACTGCTCCCTATGCCTATGGGCCTGGGAAGTATCGTTCTCCCTACACTCCACAAGACCGTGGCCCAAAACCAAAGGGGCCGAGCGGAGAAGCCACTGGTGGTCAGGTGGGGATGTATGGTGCAGACGAGAATACAGTGGGCACCATTGGTGCCTATGGCGCCACCCTAAAATCCAGCAGCGCTCCACACCTGGCTGCCGGTCGCATGATGCCGTTCACCGGCGATATTGTCAAAGGTGAGTCTGTCAAGCAGGGCACCTATCGCCCACCCTACGAGCCAACCTGGTGGGAGAACCCGTACAACGTGGCCCGTGCCTACTGGCAGATGAAGTCTCTGCCGCCTGGTGCAGAGCCGCCCGCCTGGATGAACGTTGACCAGATTGAGTCGGCGTACAAGTATTTCGAGTATATCAACCGTGACCCTGCTGGGAATGCAACCCCGTGGGTTTCGTGGAAGTACGCCAACACGGAAGACCCGGTGCGGTCTTACTTGCAGGGAATGGCGCTGCCGGATGCGCAGCACCTTCTCCCAGCAGCCGATTACCAGACCCTGCGATTGTACGAGGAACTGGCAAAGCCGAGTGCAGAGTACAACTTCAACGGCCTGCCGCCTGCCTACGCTTACGCCTTGCAAGGCCAGCAGTATTCCGATCAGTTAGCAGCCTGGCAGCAAGAGCAGTACGAGAACCTTCCCGAGTGGCAGAAGTTGATGCTGGGCCTGCAAGATACCACCACCTGGCAGGGAAAGCTGGGCATGACCGGCATGGCCGGTTTACAGATGGGCACCCTGGGCCTGATTACTGGTGGGCCAATGGGTGGTCTCGCTGGTCTCGCAGCCGGTGTCGGTCTCGGTGGTCTCTCGACCCTGGCGCCGGAAGAAGGTACATTGTGGGCAGCCCTGGACTACGCAAAGCAGGGTGGTCTGGCTGGTGGCGCTCGTTCATTCCTGGGGATTACAGGTCTGGGTGCGCAGTACATCCTGGGAGCATTCAACCTTCCCGCATCGTTTCTCGAAGAAACCCTGGGCGTGGGTTTGCAATTTGCCGCGTCTGCCTATGATCCAGAGCGTTATGGTGACATGCAAGAAGTCATTGACGCTGTGTTTACCCCCACCGGCCAACCCATTGCAGACTTTCAGGGTGGGCTGGGGGTAACGAATGTCTTTGGGCAAGCTGGCCTGGCTGCCCGTGGCACATTTGAGAGCGGCCTATTGCGTGACGTGCTGGCGTGGAACCCTCTGATGGGCGAGAACCCGCTGGCTGCACGGCTGGCAACGTCATTCTTTGCGCAAGCGACCGGCATGGACAACACCATCACCGGGCGCATGTTGATGGATCCTGGCAACCTGGCTGCGATGACCGAGTGGATCATCCGTAACAAGATGCTGGGCGAAGACACCGAGTTGTTCTTGGCCCGAGAGAACCAGGCGTGGATCCTCGGAAGCAATGCGCCGGTCACACTGGACGCAACCAGCACCGCGGCCCTGGTGGAATTTCGCCGCCGCCTGGCGAATGGCGAAGACCCTGAATTGATCGCAATGGAGACCATGACGAAGTTTGGCGTCGGTGGTCAGTTCATGGACTTGCTGGGCAACATTGTTCTCGACCCATTGAACGTATTTCCCCAGGCGAGCACGGGGGCGATGGCAAAGGTCGGGCAATTGACCGGCGATAGGGCAATGGAGTTGTCATTCAGAACAGCATCCGAGGCTGGGATGGGGCCAACCCAGGGATGGCGCAGATATACGGCATCCTTGCGTACAGGCCTCGGTGGGCCAGCCGACCAGTTGACTGGCTTCCAGCGCATGGTGGCTGGGCTGGACGAGACTGGCCGGGTGCGGGCGTGGTCTGATGCTTCCCCAGATAACCCCTTGCAGCGGGCGTGGGCACACGTCTTCGGGATGACACCCGAGGCGAAGTTTAGAAGTTTTGTGGCAACCATGTCTGATGGGCTGGCCGTGATGCTGGATATGCAGCGCGGAGATCCTGATGCGCAGTTTGCAACCTTCAAGCGCATGGCAGAGATGGCGCCCACAGAGGCCGCAAAGGTTGGCGAATACTTTGGCTCGCCGGAGATGTATTCTGGGCAGAGAGCATTCGCAACCTTCACAGAACGTGCCCGGCTGCTGCTGGAAGAATATCACGCTGCCGATGCGCAGCGGGGCATTTTGCTCCGCTTGTCAGAAGCGCTCGGAGAGAAGCCTGGCGATTTCTTGGCTCGTCTCGAAAACGATGCTGATGCTGCCGGTGCCCTGCAACAGATCCGCGATAGCCTGGTGGCATCTGGCAGTGAAGGCGGTCGTGCCCTGGTGGGTGACATTGACAGTGGGGCATTCAAGGCGCAGAACCTGGTGGACATTGGCAAGACTTTCCTGGGGGAGAACGCAACCCCCTGGCACCCGGACGAATGGCAGGCCCGCTTCTGGGGTGCGGCATCGGAAGCTGCTGGTGAGTGGGCGGTCAAGGCATTTGGCGTTGCTCCTTCTTCCGCAGTAATGCGTGTGTTTGACACCATGAAGAAAGCCCAAAGCATTGTGCTGCTGGGCATGAACCCTGGGTATCTAATCAACAACGCGGTCAATAACGTGGTCACACGTGCTGCCGCAGGCGTGTTTGGCTTTGCTGATAGCAGAACCATCACCCGTTTTCTTGACCGGCTGGGCATCGAACCGTACCGCTTTGACGTTGGCATTGGCGTGGCTGACATCCACCCAGACATTGGGCCAATCACCGAGGGTGTGGCTGGTGTTGGAAAGCCCATCGGCGGCGCCTATTACCAAGGCGCAGAGAATGTTGTGCGCTCCGCCACCCGTGTCAAGGGGCCGCTTGAGCGTGTCAACCGTGCCCTGGATCGTGCTGGCAAGTTTGCCCCGTTCACCGAGATGGCCCGCAATGTTGAGCGCTCCGAAAGCCGCCAGGCGTTTTACCACGGCATGCGCCAGGCGTATGATGGTATGTGGCGCCAGGGACGTGGGTACAAGGGAATGCCGCCTGGTCTCCAAAATGCGCTGAAAAGCATTGACCCTCGCCTTGTGGACATTGTGTATAACGCTGTGAATGCGTCCATGAGTGCCAAAGAGATCCAGACCAAGTTAGAGGGTGTATTCCAATCCACCGTGCGGTACAGCGTTGACCAGACGCTGCCCGATGTTGCCCGGCAGTTGGGCATTTCGGAGACCATTGTGCGCGATACGCTGCGCCCGGTGATGGATGACCTGAGCGAGAAGGTTACAAGGGCCAAGACACCCACCGAGGTACAGCGGGCGTTTCAGGATATTAACCGCAAGATCAACGAGCGCATTGATGGCATGGCAGCCAAAGACCTGGCGAACAGAGCAGCCCAGGTTGGAGAGCAGACGTTTGGTGGCGGCATGGCAGAGACCGTGCGCATCTTCGATGACCTGTATGCCCGTTCTGCTGAACACTGGATGGATCACTGGTTGAAGTGGGAGGAGACCTACGACCGGGCTTCTCGCATTCGGTCAATGGGCGGAGATGATGCAGTTTTGTATCGAGACGCATCTGATGCTGGGGATCCTCGATGGTCTCAAGTTTGGTGATGAGCGTAGCCGCACCTGGCTGACGCTGCTGGACGCAGAGCACCGTGTTTGGGGTGACTTCTTTGAGCGCAAAGAAGCGATGATGAAGGAATTTACCAGCACCAAGTACGAGAGCGACACGGCCCGCGGTGCAGCCTGGAAGAAGATGCAGGCAGAGGCCAACCGGATGTACCAGGCCGCATCGAAGCAAGCCACCATCCACCGCCAGGGCATGAGCGAGATATTTGTTGAGCACGTGCGGCGCCAGTTTGGTGATGCCGCTGGTGAACGTGCGGCGAAGTATCGCAAGACCGTTGATGGTCTATCTGCCAAGCGCTCCAAGATGATTGAAGACTTCCGCAGGAGCCTGGAAGGGCTGACCTTCGGAGAGCGCCGGGAGCGCTGGCAATACTTCTTAGATCAAGAGTATCTGCCGTTCATCCGTGACTTTTTCAAGGCCGAGACCGATGGCGCCCATGAAATGTTCCGCGGTACGATGGGCGACCCGAATGGTACGATCACGCCAGAAGAACCCACCCCGCCTGCGCCAAAGGGCGGCACCAAAAAAACGGTTATAGACGTTGACAAGCAAATGTCAGATCACGGATCAGAGGCCGCGCTGGGTGCGCTGGCAAGCAAGTATGGCGTGACCCCCGAGGGCGCAGCCGAGATGCGGGCAGCCAGGGCAAAGAGAGAAGCAGCGCGCAAAGCGACGGAAGCGGAGGGGCAGCCCGCCGATATGGTGCGTGTCCTAGAACTTACTGACCCTGAACTGCTGCGCCAGGTACGAGAACTAGGGTACACCGATTATGCGATAAACCAGACTGGCATGGTCGGGCTGCGCGAGTGGGTAAAAAGCGGCATACCGTTTATTGACAAGGTTGGAAATGCGCTAGAAGCAGCGGGCGCAGAAAAAGCCAGTGGCCCAGCGCCAGACCTATTTGAAAACATTGTAGAGAGGGCTGCCGAGATGCGGGCGGCACGTGCAGCAGAGCAGGCCGCCCAGCCAGCGCCCGTGGCTGAACCAGCACCTGCTCCGGTTATTGATATTGTTCCACAGGAAGCCGCGGAACTGCGCCGCATCGGTACAGAGGGCGGATACACGGACTTTGATAACTCGTTCCACTTCTCTGGGTTTCTCAACAAGTACGGTGACATACGTGATGCAGATGGCAAAATTGTTCCGTGGTCAATTGCCAATAACCCAGAGGACTTTGTGCGCCGCAACCCGAATAACTGGCGGCAAATTTGGGAACATGCATTAGTAGAGAAAGCCAAAGTCGCAGAGAAAGAGGCACGTTGGCGCGCCGAGTCACTTGAGGAAAAGCAGAGAAGGCTTGTCCCGTTTGACAAATTGCCCAAGTATGAGCAAGAATACTGCCGGGAAATGGCACGGCAGTTGCACTCAGAGGTAGAGGCCGTGCCCGATGAGAAGTGGGCCTACACCGAATTTGACGAACAGGGCAGGCCAACAAAGCGCGAGTCTACAAGACCGCAATGGTGGCAAGAAACATTCGGTGAAAAGAGCGGAGTAAAGCTAGGGAAATACCGAAACCTGACCCACGGCAAATACGTGGTTTTGTCCGTGCTGGACGACATCATTGCTGGGACTGTACCTGTGACACCGCAGGGGCTGGGCTACGCTGCTTACGGAGTTGTGCGTGGCGTACTAGGCAATACCGACCTTATGCGGAGTATCAACCCAGACGCATTCGACAGCACGATGATGCAGTATGGGTTTAGGTGGGACGTTCTGATGGCGCTTGACCTGGTTGGCGAAGGCAAGACTCTGGATGCCGGGCGCCTTATCCAAGAGCACTTTGATGCTGGTCTACTCAATGATGAGAGCGCAAAAGCCCTCGGATTGACGGATGAAGAAATTGGCAAGTTAACTGACGCCTATCTTGAAACCACTGCACTTGAGCCAGAAGCGGTAATGGACGTGTTGGCGGAAGGCGCAGAGGAAATCAATGCAGCCCTGGGCGACCCAGAAGCGGTTGCCGGTGGCCTGCTAGTATTGGAGGATCCAGATGGAAACATCCACATCGAACAATCAGATGCCGACATCGCAGCAGCCCTCACAGAAGCAGCAGAGGCCGAACAAGTATCCACCGGGGACGAAGGTATTGGCGGTCGTCCCAGCGGGGACGAAGGCACACCAGAAGCTACTGGAAATGTGGAGAACGAAGTTGCGCCCCTCACCCCAGCCGAAGTAGCGGATATGGCTGTCAACCTGGCACGGCAGCAGGTTGGCGTTATCACCCGTGATAAATTCCAAGACTGGATGATGGAGACGTTCTTCAAGGATGCCGAAGAAGGCGTTGACCAGGCGCTGGACGTAATGACAATCACCGATGCTCGGGCCGAAGTATGGTCAGCGAACACCGGGCGCCCACCAGAGGATTGGTACACCTCGCACATCCGTGACTTGCGTGAAGCTGGCAGCCCGGACGAGAATGCGTTGATGCAGACCGCAGCCGAGATCAGCGCACGGCATGGTGGCGAAGGCGATGCCCAGCGGTTGTTCCAAGATCCTCTATTCCAGGGTGCCAATGCGTCCACGCATTTCGAGGATGGTCAGGCGATCATCACCGCCTTGAGCGAGAGTCGCAATGTATCCAGCATGGTGCATGAGTTGGCGCACGTCTTCCGCCGAGACCTGGGAGAACTAAGCCCGGAGTTGGTGCGCGTTGCCGAGGAATGGTGCGGCGTTGAGGGTGGCGAATGGAACCCTGCCGTGGTACACGAAGGCGACAAGTGGTTTGTGCAGGGCAAGGAATTTGCATCGGAAGAAATGGCCCGCAAGTATGCAGTACGCCACGAGGAGAAGTTTGCCCGTGGCTTTGAGCGATACCTGGCAGATGGCATTGCCCCATCGAAGGGCCTCAAGATGGTGTTTGAGCGCTTTGGGCAGTGGCTGGCGAAGATTTATGCTGGCGTGATGGACAAGGTGCTGCCGAAGGTGACGCCTGAAATGCGCCGGGTGTACGATGCGTTGTTGGAGAAGTACCCAGACACGCCCGAGCCTGTGCGCGAGGCTGGCCCAGCACCCATCAAGCCCGCCGAACCCGCCACGGTCATCACGCCGGACGGAGAGCAGTTTGTCATGCCGGGGACTGGCGTTGAGAAGAACGCATTTAATTGGGATGCGCAGAAGGCAACCGAGAGTGTGTTCAAGACTCCCCAGGGTGAGCAGACATTCATGCCCGGCATGGAAGCGACTAAGGTGCAGCCCCCCAACCCGTTTGGGGTAGATGCCGAAGGAAGGCCCACCGTACAATTCCGACCAGGTGGAGAGTATCTACCACAGCCTGGTGAGACGGTGTATGTTCGGAGACCAGACGGTACTGTTGTGACCGGACGCGTGGATGTGGTGAACCGTGGGCAAGCCATTGTGCGCACATCGGATGGCAAGTCGCCGGTCGTTACACCAAAAGATATGAGGCCCATCGAAAGGAGTGTGAGCAGTGGAACCGAAGCGACAACCGCGCCCGAAAGAGGCGCAGAGCCTGTTGGAGAAGCTGGAAGCCGGGGAGTTGACCGAGGATCAGTTGAGCGAGTTGACACCGGAGCAGCAAGAACAGTTGAGCCAAGCACTCTACCAAAAAGAGTTATCCCAGGGACAGAGCGCAAGGGAACAATAGATCGTGTTTACCTGCAAGATGTACCCGAGCCGAGCCTGACCGCAGAGTTTCATAACGCCAAAGCCCTGGGTGTGCTGAACGAGAGCATAGGCCAGGTGACGGATGCCAAGCGCATCCTGAGCGCATTCCAGCGTGGAGAGAAAGCCTACATCCTGGGCAATGGTACAGGGACTGGCAAGACCTACGTTGGCAATGGTGTCATCTCTGAGATGCAGCCGAAACGTGCCCTGATCGTGGTGCCCAACCAGAACATTGCAACCGGGTGGCGCAGGGTCGGGCAGCAGTTTGGCAATAACATCCAGACACTCAAGAGCGGCGCGGTGCCAGGCGATGGCGTGTACGTCACCACCTATTCCACCATTGGTGCCCGCTTCAAAGAAGGATCCATTGGTCAGTTTTCCGGTAAGGGCTTTGACCTGGTAATCTTCGATGAGTCGCACAAGCTAAAGAACTACGAACCGAATGGCAGTGTAGACCAGGCGAATGCCGCAATGGGCATTATGCAGGCCGGAGATCCAAAGGTTGTGTTTTCCTCTGCGACCCCATTCCAGGGTGTGCCCGAGATGCAGTATCTTGAGCGCATGGGGATGTGGAGAGAAGGCGAATTTAATGCCTTCGCATTGGATCATGGTTACACCTGGGTTGACTCAAAGTATGGTGGCTTCTGGCGTTTTGTTGGAGAGCCGGACGACATCTTGCGGGCCTACGTGGACATGCGCAAGCGTGGCGTACTTAGCACCCGTGAACTGGCGATGGACGTTGACCTTGAAAATGAGTTTGTCAAGGTGTCGTTGACCGATGAGATCCAGAATGCTTATGCCAGTGCCAACGACCTGGTTGATAATGCCGTTGACATGCTGCACCCGCGCTCCCCCCACAAGGGGATGCTGGAAGCGCAGCGCACCCTTATCAACCGGCGCATCATGGAAGTTGCCAAGGTTGACACTGCCATTGAGCAGGCCAAGCAGTTGGCAGCCGAAGGGCGCCAGGTGGCTATCTTCACTGGCTATCGCAACGAGGCAAAGCCCCCGAACTTCAAGGGCTTCTGGGCCAACAAGCCTGGTTACTATGGCGGAGAAACGATCAACGGCCTGCTGGCTAAGGTGTACGACCTGGTAGACAGCGAGGCAAGCAAGAGCATTGAACGCCTGGTCGCTGCCCTGGGCGGAGAGCGCAATGTGGCGCAAGTACATGGTGGCCTATCTACCACAGTTAGAGACGTTGAGATTGACGCCTACAACAGCGGGAAGAAGAAGTTTATCGTGGCGACCGCTGCTGCTGGTGGCACCGGCCTGAGCTTGCATGACATCCAGGGTGGCGCACCCCGAGCGCAGGTGAACATCTACCTGCCGTGGAGTGGGCAAGACTTCATGCAGGTGGCTGGACGTTCATACCGCTTTGGTAGCAAGACAGACGTAAAGCAAAAGTGGTTGTTTGCAGACACCATGAAAGAGTCTAAAATCTCTGCCGTGGTGGGTGGGCGCCTGCAAGAGATGGGCGCCCTGGTGAACGGCATTGTGGCCGATACCAACGCAAACAAGATTGCCGCCTTTGACTTCGGTATGTTGGAAGATCCTGGCATGATGAATGCCATTGAGAACGCACAGCCCCCCGCCCAACGTGGTGAGACAGCAGGCCCGTTCTTCCAAGAGAACATCACCCCGGCGATGGGGCCATACGAGCCGGGCATGACGGAGAGCGTAGCTGCTCCGTTCTATCCCTGGCAGATGGAGGCTGATGGTTGGCGCCAGCGCCTCTCGCCCATCCTTAGCACGATGGAAGATCAGATGCTATCCAGCGGGCAGCGGGCACCCATTGGCGATATGCCAAAGGCAACTGCCGATCAACTCAGCGCCTGGCTGCGTGGTGTCAATGGCGACATGGCAAGCACCAAGCGGGTGGCGATGTCCTGGGGCGAGAAGCTGCGCGACGAGGCACTACTGAATTACTCAGACCGGCGTGGCTTCGACCAGTATCTGAACATGGTCTATCCATACCAGTTCTGGTACACCCGCACCGCCCTGAATTGGGCGATGCGCATGATTGACCGCCCAGCCTGGTATGCGAATTGGGCCAGGCTGCGCAACTTCTTCTCGGAGCGAGAACAGTCTGGGATGCCCAGCCGGTTGAACAACAAGATGGACATTCCGATGCCCTTCCTGCCGGAGTGGACTGGCGGTAAGGTGTTTGTGGATCCGATGCGCAAAATCTTCCCCTTCGAGGAGTTTACTTCGCCAATCGACAACGTGTTGGCGGAGAACAACAGCGACTCACAGTTGGCCCAGCAGGTGCTGGCACAGTGGGTAAGCTCGGGCAGAGTGCAGCAGGCCGAGGCTTTGCAAGCAGCCCAGACCCGCACCGGGAGCCTATGGAACCAGGCAATGTCGATGGCACGTGCGCAAGCTGCGGAGGGCGAGTCTAATCCAATGGACTTTGCCACCATGATGATGTCTCCTGCCTTGTGGATCACCCTGCCATACTTCGCCCTGACCGGGAAGACCTTGACCGGCGAGGATGACATGGGCTTGATGCCGTTCACTCGCACCGGCCAGGCAATCCAGGCCGTGACACGCAACACGCCAGTGGAAGCGCTGGGGAACCTTCTGGGTGGGCTGATGGCTGCGCCCGAGGGTGCTATCCGCAAGATGGCCGGGCTGTCAGAGTTTGGCGCATGGGGCGACTACTATGTTGACCGCATGATGTCGAACATGGCTGCCGAGGGCACGTACAGCACCAAAGAAGTTCTACTGGCAATGAGTGAGCACCAGGGGCCAATCTACGACGAGGCCCGCCAGCGTGTGCAGCTTGAGATGGCCCTGCGCACCCCCGGCGCCCTGCCGACCTACGCTGCCCTGCATGGGGCTGCGTGGAACGACCCAGCGGGAATGCTGATGGCAACCCTGTTTGGGTGGCTGCCCGCTGGTCTCTACCCGGAAGGCGAGATGGAGCAGCGCGGCCTGGCCGACGAGTGGAAGGCTGCCAGAAACTCATACAACGCTGGCAACAAGGAAGCAATCAACGACTTCTTTGAGCGATACCCAGAGTACGAGGCAAGGCTGGCCCTGTACGATGAGCCGGAAGACCGGCTGCGCCAGTTTATGATCTCCGAGTTGTGGGAGCGGTACAGCGCCCTGGGTAGTGCAGAGAAACAGGAAGCACGTGCAGCCCTGGGAGAGCGCTTTACCAGCGACTTCCTAGAAGACGAAACCAGAAACTACGACCTGCTGGATGTGCCCACCCTGGCAGCGTGGACACGTTCTTTGGGTGGCACCGTGCCTGACACGGACACGACCCAGATGGATCCAGACATCGACCCATCTATCCAGTATTCCAGCCCCCAGGTGCGGGCAGTGGTGAACAGCTACCGTGCAGAGCGAAACGAAACCTTCCCGAACTGGTACGCTTTGCAGAGCGCATACTACAATGCGCCCCCAGCCCAGCGCCCTGCATTCATGGCGCAATTCCCAGAGCTAAAAGAGTATTGGGACTGGAATAGTCAGTATAAGCAGCAGCACCCCGAGGTGGCACAGTACACTGCATCTCAGCAGCAGGCTGCCGCCGACACGATTGACTACTCTTTCTTCAAAGACTTCTCCACGCCGGTGGCAAGCCAGGTGATGGGGTGGGTGTATGCGGGCCAAACATTGACATCGGGTGTACTAACAGAACTGCGCTACATCTGGGAGAACCACGACAAGCCAGGTGGCACATTCGATGAATTCCTTGTGTTGATCCAGGGTGCGCTTGCGCCTTGAAAAAATTGTGATATAGTGAATACGGAGGCTTTTAGCGATGGATGACCAACCGAAAGTACAGCCCTCAGTAGCAGTAGAGCAGCCCGGCCAGGCTGCGCCTGGGGCACCTGCACCTGAACATGTTACCCGCGCCGAATTGGAAGCACTGCGCAAAGAGATGCAAGAAACCGTGAGTAAGTCTTATCGCGGCGTACAAGCCAGAACTGACTCGATTGAGTCCCGTGTGCAAGCTCGCCTGGCAGAAATTGACCAGAGCGTTGAGAACTTCAAGAAGGCGGGCATCGAAGTCACTCCCGAACAACGGGAGAAGATGCGGCAGAACGCTGTGATGGACTCATTTGTGGCACCCACCCCGCCCAGCCCCGGCCAGGGACAGCAGCGGGTGGAACCCACAACGGTGGATCCGATGGTGGCTGCGGTGAATACCGCGGCGGAAGCCTGGCTGCGTACTCAGGGTCTTGATCCGACTAAGGATGAGTCCTGGGAAGGCGTAAAGACTGACGCCACCACCATTGATGAATTTTTTGCAAGTCTCTATGCCGCAACCGCGGCCAAGAAATCGGCAACCCCCGCACAGGCGGCTGCTCGGATGCCAATGGCAACCGAGACAGCCAAAACCGCTGCCCAACCGACCTCCGATATGGACGAGGTATGGAAGCGGCTTAAAATAACCTAACGGAGGATTATGCTATGGCTATGACCTTAGCCAAATTAGCACAGTTGGAAATCCCCGATATCAAAAGGTACATCATTCTGAACATCATCCGCCACAGCAAGTTGATGTCCTGGCTACCTTTTGAAAACGTCTCCTCGCTGAAAAGCGTTGCCATTCGCTGGCAGACGCTCCCCGATGTTGCATGGCGCGGCATCGGTGGATCCTACACAGAGTCTTCAGGTGAATTTGAGCAAGTCTGGGAGTCTGTGTATGGTTTCGGCGGCGAGATCCTCTGGGACAGAATTTTTGAGAAAGTCAAGAACACCGTGGGCGACTGGAAGCGCCAGGTAACAGATCAGAAGTTGATGGCTATGTCGTTTAAGTTCAACGACTACTTCATCAACGGCGATCATGCCGTGGATCCGCTGGGCATCGAGGGCTTGAAAAAGCGCATCGCTGGTATGCCCGCTCGCCAAACTGTGTACTTCGCTGCCTCAAATGCGGCCGCGCTGGACGTGACCGCATCAACCGCCAATGCCCGCACGTTCTTCGACAGCCTGGAAACTATGGCTGTGCGCTGCGGGGATGGCCCCAAAGCCTTCCTGGTAAACGAGGCCATGTATCTGGGCCTGGGCCGGGCTGCCCGCTACTTGCAGATCAGCAGCGGCGGCTGGCTCGACACCACCAAAGATACGATGGGCCGCGATATCGTCACCTTCAAGGGTGTTCCTCTGATTGATGTCGGTTTCAAGGAAGACCAGAGCACCGAGATCATCACGGACACCGAGACCGCTGGCGACTCCGGCGCCGATGCAACCAGCATCTACGCTGTTGCCTTTGGCGATCAGCAGGGCGTGACCGGCATCCAACTCTCTGAGTTGGAAGCCTACGACCCGAACAACGGTGGCGAGATGTCCACCCAGCCCGCCAAGCAGTTGCGGATTGAGTGGTGGATGGGCCTGGCCTCGTTTGGTTCCTATGGCATGGTTCGCGGCGCAAACTGCGAAGGTGCCAGTCAGTGGACTTAGGAGAATAATCCCATGCCTATCACCGATAACAACCTCATTGTCCGTACTTCCACCCATGGCGCCCTGCTGGCGGATAGCATCATCAGCCTGGAACTCTTTGGCACTCCGCTCTCTGGGATGGCATTGATCGTGCAGATCCCCACCGCAACCCAGGGCTGCTTGCCCACGTTGAGCGTTGACGTTCACGCGTCCACGACCAGCGCGGCAGCCAGCACTGACCCTGTTGTTGGGTCTCGCTCCGGCATGACCGCTAACGCCGAGTACGTTGTGCCCTTCTCCACCGAAAAGCGCAGTGTGGCCTTCGCCTTCCGTATCGGCGGCGGCTCCACCCCCGGCTTCTCGCTGGTTACGGCGCACGTCTCTCTCGGCTTCGGCCAGGATTGGCGCCGCGACGTGCGGTTCCTCTAAATAACCCATGTGCAGGGGGGGTGGCAACACTCCCCCTGCACCCATCAAAGGATGTTATGAAATCCGTTGCCTTAGTCGGTTTCTCCGACAAAACCTTTCACTTCTGCAAGGAAAGCAAGGCTGATGAGATGTGGTCTCTCAATCATGCTTACCTGGCGATTGGTTTACCGCGTTTGGATCGGCTGTTTGAGATCCACAAGCGGGACTGGTATCTGCGCAAAGAAGTTGAGAAGTCTGCCAGGTATGCCGATTGGTTGGCCCAGACCCACCCCTTCCCGATTTACATGCAGGCCGCGGAAGTCGCGAATGTGCCCAGCGCGGTGGCGTATCCGCTGCAAGACATTGTGAACACCCTGCTGCCAGGGCTGGTCGAGCAGCATGGCGACGAGTACGTTGTGCGTGAGTATTTCACCAGCAGCTTCGCCTACATGATGGCGATGGCAATTTACGAGCAATATTCAGTCATTGAAATTTACGGCATCGACATGGAGAATGACACCGAGTATGGGTATCAGCGCCCATGCGGTGAGTTTTGGATTGGCCTGGCCGTGGGCCGTGGCATCAAGGTTGTTTTCCAGCAGCCGTGTACTCTGTGCAATGCTCCCCTTTATGGGTATGAAGAAGTGCCCTATATTGACGCACATCGGGTCAAAGAACTGATGATGCTGTACCAGGAATGGGGAGAGAAGTACACCCAGGAAATGCAGGCTTTGGCGCAGGAATTAGCCAAGGATCCCAGCAACAAGGATTACGTTGATCGTTACCTGATTACGAGCGCCTGGTCTTATACTCACCAGGGTGCGGTGCAGGCGTGTGAACGTCTGATTTTGGAAAGTGACTCGTACATCAGTTTGCAATTTTTGGAACTCAAGCGCGCTGCATTTATCAATGGCATGGACTACTGGAAGGGCATGACCAACACCACCAAGTCTACCCATAAGGCCAGTGGAACAGAGGAAGACTGGCTGGCGTACCTAAGCGCCCGAGCATCTATGTTTGCCAACATGGGTGCTATCCAGGTGTATCGCCGCTTGATGGACGTTATCAATTTTCGACCAGTAACCTACGAACTGGTGATGGAGATTACCGAATAATGCCAACCTACGTGTATGGCTGCCCGGTAGACAACGACCATCCCCGCCAGGAAATTGTGCACGGGATGAACGCTGACCCCGTTGTGAAGTGTGAAGAATGCGGGGCAGTGATGCACCGCGTTCCGCAGCCGTTCAGGTGGAGCATGAATGCGGGCGAACTGCTCACCGAATGGATGTATGACAACTACCAGCGCAAGCGCGCTGGGCTGCCGTTGAACTCGCCCGACCTGGTGAAACGACCAGGCAAACCCATTCCCCAAGTTAACTATCAGAGATCGAAAGTGAGGAAATTACATGCCTAAGACATTGACCACTGAGGAAGAACTGCAAGAGCGCCTGCAAAAGTTGGAGGCCGCGCTGGCAGAGAAGACCAAGCTCCTGGCTGAGTACGAGAAGGCCGACAGCGGCTGGCTGGTCGTGACCATCAACCCGGTTTACGAGGGCGCCACGGCTGGTATCCTATTCTCGAAAGGCCGGGCCTACATCCCCGATAATTCCAAACTCGCCCGCTTTGCGTTTGCCACCCTCAAGGGTACGCAGTACGCCAAGCTGGACGCTGAGGGCAAGGCGGCATACGAGGCGAACAAGGCCAAGACCGATGCCCAGCGCGCAGCCGAGCACTTGCGCGACCATTTTGGGTATGAGATTTTCCGCATGACGCCGGAGACCAAGGCCCAGGTGTTGGCCCGAGCAGAAGAAATCGCCGCCAATGGCGCCGAGATCATCAAAGCGGCAATGGCGCAAGCCAAAGCCGAAGGGTTGCTTAACGCACCTAGCGTGCGTTAAGCAAAGGAATGGGACAGGGCAGCTAAGGCTTATTGGCGGAGCTATGAAATGCCTGTAACGATCCTCGAAACGATTGATGCCCCCGATGGCACAGACTACCGAGTGAGCCTGAGCGACGGTACGCCGCACGTGTTCCACGCGGCCACACCACCCGATGACGCGCAAGCGTTCTGTGACAATGCTGAGGCGGCGATGCTGGCGGCGATGGAATCTCCCTGGGAAGTTGAAGCGGAAAACGGGCAGGTGATACCATGAAGCCGCGTAAGACGATAAAACTCACTCCGGGCAAGATCAGCCAGTTCAACAAGGCATTGGTTGACCTGCAAGCCCATTACGGCGACCTTGCTACCGTGTGGGGGCAACTGACACCCGAACAGAGGCAGGCTGTGCTGGATAACTCGCCAATCCTGAGCGCGTACGTGACGTTCTTCGGAGGGTTCAGCAATGGCGCTTAGAACCTTCACCGGAGCATTGACCCCTGACCTGCGTTGGTCGCTGGCGGGCAATTGGGACACAGGTGTTCCCGCCGACACGGACACCTGGATTATTCCAGTTGGAAAAACCTGCTGGTGTGACGCTACACAAGCCGCCTTTGCGACTGGCTGTGGTGGCACGATCAACGGCGTCTTGGAGGCGTACACAGGGGCAGGGTCTTATACGCTGAAACTGTCTGCCAACCTGACAGGTACGGGAACGCTGAGGGCGGGCACGTCCTTAGTCGCCTATCCACAAACCTGCACGTTTGAGATTATGCGGAATGGCTTTGATATCACGGCAACAAACCTAACGCTTGACATCAATTGTACCGAACCGGCGATTACGCATGTCCACTTGACGGGCGCAGAGGGAATCGGATCGACCATACTCGACGTAGACCAATCTGTTGTCGGGGACATTTGGGCGGCGGGAAATATCATACGTGTCGATGATGTTAACGGGGTAGATTCTGAGGAGCGCGTAATTGCGGCAGGCGGTATAGCGGCGGGGTCTATCACCATCACGGCAGGGCTGACAAATGCGAAGATTGTAGGCGCGTTGGTTATCCTTGTCACCCGCAATGTGCGGATTACGCACACGGCAGCAGCTGGAACCGCAATTAATGGGGGGGCTGGCGGAACCATCAAAGCAATGATTTACAAGGCAAATCTTGGCGCTAACGTCGGAAGCGGCCGCACCATTGGCGGAACGATTTCTGGTTGCGCTTACGGTATCAACGCCGGAAGTGGACACACTATTAGCGGGGTAATCACCGGCTGCGTTACATTTGGCATAAATTCCGGAAGCGGGCATATTATCAGCGGAACGATTTCTGGTTGCGCTACGGGCATCAACGCCGGAAGTGGACACACTATTAGCGGGGTAATCACCGGCTGCACTACTGGAATTACTTCCGGAAGCGGGCATATTATCAGCGGAACGATTTCTGGTTGCACTACGGGCATCAACGCCGGAAGTGGATGGCTGCTTGGAGCGTTGTTTTCTGGAAATACCTCTACTGATATTTATTACGGAAGCGGGGAGTGGCAAGGACACAGTGCATCGTTCAATAGTGCGACACAGGTAGTATATAATGCCGACCTTCCCGCTATCGGTTGGCAACAAGTCGCCATCTGGAACATTGGCACTGTCGCTGGCGCATTCAAAGCCTGGATGCGCGGCGGGCGGGTGCAGTCGCAAGCGGGGGTAGTTCCAACGGGCAGAACTGTCGCCTATCAGCATATCTGCGAGAGCGCAAGTTACCCTGTCTTTATGGACAGGTTCGCGGAAGTGGAACCGGGGGAAACCGTAACGGTCAACGTCTGGCTGCGCAAAGACTCACTCATGGCCTACTTGCCACGATGTCAGGTGTTCCGGCAGGAAAATGACCCGCTGTTGGGTGGGGCAGTGTTGACCAGTGTGACCATGACTGATTCTCTGAACACCTGGGAGGCGTACACGCTGACTTGGCAGAACACCACAGTCGGGCCGGTGAGTGTGGTGGTGCGTACGCTGGCAATGGCAGCGGCGAATAACCTGTATGCCGATACCGAGATTATCAACGGCGGGGAAGTGAGCGGCGGCAATCCGTTCACGGGAGTATTTGGATAGCATGAACACTTTGTATACCAACAGCCTCAGTAACCAGAGCATTGCCGCCTACCTGGAAGTCGGCAGCTACACGGCCACGGCAGACTGTCAGGTGATGATCCGGGTGATCCTCGACCAGGTGGCGGGCAATGGCGACTACTACGCGTATGCCACGATTGACAGCGCCGTGTTTGGGCCGATCACGAAGTTTGCGGTTCCCAATGCGGTGACGAAGATCGGCTTTGTGGCGGGCGTGCAGGTTCCGCTATTGAGCGGAGAGACGCTCAAAATTTTCGTCAAGGGCTTGCCTGCTGACACGGTGACGCCAGATATCGTGGTCAAGATGGTTGAGCTGGGGTACAGCGTGGCGGGGGATGAGATGGATCTGGTGGATGCGCCCAACAGCACGGCGATCACGGCATTTGATACCGCGCTGACCGCAGCGCATGGAAGCGGGTCGTGGCAGCGCAGCAGTGGCGCAGGGACGATTGCTTTTACTTATACGGTAACAGAGTCGGTTGGCGGGGCACCAATTCCAGATGTAAGCGTGTATTTTTATTCTGACGCAGGCGGCACAACCCTAATGGGGAGCGGCATCACTAATGCGTTTGGTGATGTTATTATTCACCTGAATGCTGGCACATACTATATTTGGTGCTACAAAACCGGATACTCCTTTAGTAATCCAGATACGGAGATAGTGAGCTAATGACACCAACCTCTGGCGGTACACATGGCACCCCCCTTCCTTCGCCCACCCAGAATAGCGGTGCCTACAACCTCTTTGACCTCACCTATCGAGTGGCACGGGAACTGGCAGCCGTAGTCGAAGGCAATGCCACGGGCGGCAGCACGACCACCCTGCTGGACAGCGTAAACCTGGCCGAGTTTCGTGATGACCACTTTGCGGTTGGGTCATTGTGGATCCTGCGTGATGCCGCTGGGGCCAATGCTGCACCTGAGGGAGAGTACGCCAGGCTGACCGCAAGCACTCAGTCTACTGGCACACTCACCTTTGTGACTGGTGCCCTTACCATTGCGCCTGCTGCTGGGGATCGGTACGCAGTAGCAACTTCCAGGTATCGGCTCGACCAGATCATTGCGGCAATCAACCAGGTGCTGGCCGAAATTGTCATTGAAGTGACCGACATTGCCACCATTGCCACGGTGTCCGGTCAACTGGAATACAACCTGCCCGCGGCCCTGCTCGATGATCGGATTGACGTGTGGATCCAGGGTGTAACCACCGACACAGACGCCAATGAGTGGGAGCAGGTGTACGATTGGTACATCGAAGAAACTGGCACCGGCACCCAGAAGCGCCTGGTGTTCATCGGCCAGCCCGCTTATACAAATGCCATACGCCTGCACTACTTCACCCCGCATCCCCCGCTGTACCTGTACTCATCAAAACTGCGCGAGAATGTGGATGTGAACAAGGTGGTGCTCAACGCAGCCTACCGCCTGGCCCTGTCTCGGGTGCAGGATCCATCGCACTTTGACCAGGAAACATCCCGCCTGCTGGGAGAACTGGCTGCACGTATGGAACGTCAAGGGTGGCGCACCCGCAAAAGCCGCGCTCCGAAATTAGCAACCCTGGGAGACTAGCATGGGAAACTCTGGTGCTACGGAGAAGAAGCCAAAGTATCACGGCTCTCTGTCAGATGGCGTGACCGAGGTGCCGTTGATGTTTGTCAACGCTGGCGGGAAGGATAACCCGCTGGCTATTCGGCGCTCTGCTTATCCCCGCACCAGCACCCGCATTGCCCAGGGAGACACCCGGTACGGTGACTTTGAACTGCCATATAAGCCCATCGAACAATCCAACTGGACAGGTGGCCGTGGCTCGGATGACTTCGAGAAGGATACTGCCCGATACCTGGACGGTGGCAGCGTCAATCCAGAACACGAAAACCAGGTGATCCTGGGTGGGCAGCCCACCTATGGGACAGGGTATCGCAGCCAAACAATGGCTCTACCCGGCAACATTACCTGGCAGGGATTGTATAACACACAACTTTACATCTCTCGCCCATTCACCCCATCGGCCAATTACACCACCACATTTTGTGACTTGTGGATCCGCAAGGTTGGATCTCCTTCCGGCGCTTTGACAGTAGCAATCTACGCTGACTCTGGCGGGTCTCCGTCAACGCTGCATGTAGCATCTGCACCCCTGGCAGCAGCATCTGTTACTGACGTTCTCTCGGCATTCACCCGCTTTACCTGGACAGCCCCCAGCGCATTGGTGGGCAGCACGCAATATCACCTGGTTGTCTATGGTGCAGGGTCTCCAACGGCCACTGATTGTTGGCAGGTCGGCGTGGACAACACAGCCACTGGCAAGAAGTCTGCTGCTGGATCGTCATGGTCGGCAACCACCTATGGGCCGTACTACCGTGTGCCCGACAACGTTTCTACCTGGCGTGGGAAACTGTTTGAGTATAAACGTGGCACTTACTTCCTCACCCAGCCTGCTGATGGGTCGGCTAGTAAGATTTTGATGAATGGAGACCGCGGAGTAACAGACACCAATGCTGGCGCTTTGACTCGCCTCAACGATGCAACAAAATCGTGGACGACCAACGAATGGGCCGGGTGCTGGGTGTTACTTTCCTCGACCGTTGTACCATTGACCGAGGAGCAGCGCTGGCGCCTAATCGTAGATAATGGATCGAATTACCTGACGGTATCACCAGCGTGGGACACCACCCAATATGACAACGTTGAGTACATCATCCTGGGAAGCAACAAGTGGAAAACTGTTGGCACCATGATAGCCTATGCCACCGATGTTGTTGTGGCTGGGGACGCAATCATTGTGGCGTTTGGTGAGGGCGGCAATTATGTACGGTTGATCCGCGAGTACAACCTAGACAATGTGTGGACATACGATGGTGGGAACCCCCAGACCTTCAAAGCCAATATTCTACAAACAACACGCACCCCCACCGGAATAATTGTTTGGGGCGCAAGCGATAAAGACTACCGCTTTGGCGCCTGCATCTCGAAAGCCTTTCTCCCGCACCTGCCCAATGATGTTTGCCGCAATGGATCAGGGTCGTTCTACTTGCACACACCCATCGGCACCGTGGCATCTGCTGACGAGCCGTGGCTAGAATATCCAGGGGCGTATGGGTCAATTGTGGACAGCGAGGCCATACGAATGTCTATCGTGAATGGCGTTACTGGCCTGGTGGCGACCAGGGCGATAAGCCCGCCAGTGGATATTGCAAGGGCTGAATATCTGGTTGTCCCAATCAAGTCTGACATTGACGTGCCCAGCGCGGGCGATTTGAAGTTTCGCTGGGACAGTACAAAGTATTGCGGTAAGTCTACAATTGCAACGATGTTGCAACAATTGAGCAAGGGCGAAACGCCTGTCATGGTGCGAACAAGAGACAATGCACCACCGTCCAGCGTCTGGTCGTTTGATAACAGCGCCACCGACAAGTGGTTTGAACTGGACAACTCTAACGATGACACTCCTGGTTATGTCAACCCCATCTACCTGGAAGCGGCTGACGACAAGTTGTATATTGGGTGTGACACCCGTTTTGGAAAGATTGTTGTTGATGTTTTCGTGGCAAACACAACCGGCGTTACGATGGCTGCCGAGTGCTGGGATGGTATTGCCTGGGTCGCACTGACCATCACGGATGGCACTGCAAGCGGTGGCGCCACCCTTGCCGTGGATGGCAACATTACCTTCACCATCCCCGTTGAATGGTCTCGCGGCTGCGATGCTGACTCTGCCAAGTACATCGACACGTCTCTGTATTGGGTGCGCCTGAAAACGGCTGGGGCCGGAACCACCAATGGCAAGGTTGCCGAGTTTTCTATTGCAACGCAAGACCTATCTCGTTCACCATCTGAGGCGCGGCGATACCAGGCACTCAACCTGATTGGAGAGAACTCGAACGATGAAAGCGGGTTTACTCTACTGTCGGCTGGGCGCCTGTTCATCGGTTTCTCTAAGCAGGGCACCGGAGTTTACTTCGATCTTCACACTGCCAATAACAACGCGGCAACTATGGCTGCCTACTACTGGAATGGCAGGAACTGGACATCTGTTACTATCACGGATGGCACAGCAAGTGGCGGTGCTACGCTTGCGCAGGATGGGCTGATCTCATGGACGACACCTGTTCTGTGGGAGCCTGGCACCGATGTGCCCGAGGGTCAATATCTTGACCAGGATCTGTACTGGATCTGCATGATCCCAAGTGCTGACCTTGACCCTGTTGCCGTGGTGTCTGCATACGCCTTTGGTGCTGATATTGAGGCGTCCATTGATCTGCCAAAATCCCACGATGGTGACACAAGCACGGCAGAATACATGACGCTGAGAAACGCTGACCGCCTGGTGGTCATGGCCCAAGAACAATTTACCGGCGTGGTGGTTGACCTGGGCACTACGGTCAATGCGGTCACAGCAAGTATGGCTGCCCAATATTGGAACGGGTACGCCTGGGCTGCGCTGACCATCGTAACAGATGGCACCTTAGCCAGCAGCAAGACCCTGGCGCAAGATGGCACGATCAGTTTCAAGGCACCCACTGATTGGGAGCCAATCGTGCTGGGCGAGTACAGCGGGTATGCTGTGCGCCTGTATCCAAGTGCGGACTTGACACCGCATGTCATCATCAAAGAATTGTATGTGGCCGTGCAGACCACCACGGAAAAAAGTCTACCTGCTCTGGTGGCTGGGCGCTGGGCATACGTTGACCTAAGCATTATTTACAGTGACATCGTGATGTCACCGGAAGACCACCTGCGTAATATCACAAGTATTGGCCTGGTGCGCTCCACTAACCTGGGCACCCAGGTGGTCGATATTGGCAAGATTGAGGCGATTGTTCCCCACCCTGTTTATGTGCCAGTTGGAGACGCGAGTGATCCAATCACTGGCATGGAGCGTTACGGTGACACCGAGACGTTGTGGGTCATCAAGACAGCATCAGTCTGGGAGATGCAAGAGACCGGGCCTGTTAGCATCCCCTTGCGAGAACTGAGTGGGATGCGTTCAAGTCAATCGGGCCGTGCCCATACGGTCAATGATGTCTATTTCTACTTCGGCCTTGACCAGCACATTGAACGCTATCATGCGCAATCCCTGGATGATGTTGGCCCTGACCGTGATAGTGGCCTGCCCGCTGACAGGCAGGGGTATCCGTGGTACATGGAGTCGCAGCCCGGCCATGTTCTCCTGGCAATCAACGCCGGAGGCACCGGCTTCTCGTCCATTCTGTCTCGGCGTGGTGGCGGGTGGCATGAGGTTTACCGTGCCCCGCTGGGCGATATGGTTCACAGCATGGTGTTACAGGTAACAGAGGGCAGTGTCAACCGTCTATGGATGGCGGTGGGCAATGACCTGGTGTGGATCCCGGTAACACGCAAGTCGGCCAACCCCCTGTATGACTCGAACTATCGCTACATACACGAAGGATACCTGGTAACTGGCTGGATCAGTGTGGGCTTCCTCGACATCGTGAAGATGTGGAAGTCAGTCAAGTTGTTCACAGAGAACTTGTCTGCCACCAAGACCATCCGGGTGCAGTATCAGTTGGAGACCGGCAGCCTGGGCACCGGCTGGACAGACATCGTATCTGTGCATACTGCCAGCCCATTCCAAGAGATTAACCTGAACGCAGCCTACACTGTGGTTGGGCGCCGCATTCGTTTCCGCCTGGTCTTCTCCACCAATGACAACTCGGTGACGCCTGTACTCAAGGCATTTGTATTAGAGACCCTGCTGCGTTTCCCGGTGAAGTATCAATACTCCTGCACCGTGCGCCTGGCTGACCAGAACGCTTATGTGGATGACATCGTGGATCGGGATGTGCGGGCGGAGACGCATTTCACGACCATTGAGAATTGGGCCAACTACCCCACTGCGCTGACCTTCCGCTGTTCGTACAGCCCATACGACAACAAGCTGGTGGTGGTCGAGCCGCCCGGGGCAAGGCCGGTGTACGTTGACACTGCCAACCAGGTGGAGCAGCACGTGGTCGAGATCATTCTGTTGGAGATTTGACGTGTCCCTGGCCGAGCTTCCGCCCATCCACGGTGTTGCGCCTGGCAGTAAAGAGGAATACTTTGTGTCCATAGCGTTGGAAAAGTTTGGCTGGGGCTTTGACTACCAGGTGGCATTCTTTGGCGGCAAGGCTGTGCGTGGTGGGCAGGTGGTTGACTTCCTGGTAGACACTGCCCCACGCCGCACCCCACTGCAAGTGTACGGAGAATACTGGCACGGCACCCTGAACGCAGAGAAGGATCGCTGGCAGCAGATATTGTTTGCATCTGAGTATCACGGTCAGTTTGCAGATGCGGTTATTGTGATGGGCAGTGAAGTGTCTACCCCAGAACTGGCGGAGGACACTATCTTGAAATACTTTGGACGTGCGCAATGAACATCGAGAGCAGCATCGCTATGGCAGGGGCATTGATCGCAGTATTTGTGAGCATAATCAACGCTATGTATGGGGCCAAGAAGTCTGAGTTGGAGGTACTGCGTGGCATCATCGCAGAACTGCGCACCGACAATACCAACTTGAAGGCCAGCGTCAAGGCACTGGAACAAGACAAGGCCAGTTGTCTGGCTGCCCTGGCCGAACTTCAAAAGCTGCTGCTGCCCAAGAAAACAAAGCGCGCCGCGGCGCCAGATGCGCTTGTGTCAGTCCGCATGAGTGCGCCCGAGTAGAGCCTGGCGCAACTCGTCTTTGGTGTAGTCAATCAGTTGTTTTCGTTTCCGCTTCTGCAAAAAATCCCCCATCGTCTTCTTCAACCAGCCGGGCACATAGCCCGGCTGGGTTACAATTCTGCACAGCGTACCAGCGGGCCGGTCGTATAATTCACCCACTGCGCGCCATGTGCCCAGCCGGTCGTGCTCCCGCTGCAAAGCCGCTACAAGCCAATCTAAGAGAGTGAGTGTGTCCAAGGGTATCTAAGTCCCATCTTGCTAGTCAGGCATGTTGTGGGCCTGTCACGCGCTGTGACAGGCCATTGTGGAGGCACCTGGCGTCCCGGTAATTGTTTCCCGGCATTCTACTTTCCCATCTGTATAGGCGTTTGCAGGATCATCACATACCGCCCAACAGTTAATGTGCATCCGCCAGGTGCCATAGTTTACTACTACTGGATGCCGGTCTCCCCGCCGCACTGCTCATAGAACAGGTCGTACCAGTCTTCTCCCGGCTTTTCGGTATAGGGCGTGACCAGGATAACGATGGTGGGGGAGGTGGTGGTTACGGTGGTCATAGCAACTTTCACCAGCAGGTCGGTGGCCTGCGCTGCGGTGATGGCAACCCAGCCCTCGGCGGCCATAAAGGTGGTGAGATCCTTCATGGTCTGGGGGTTGACCAGGTTGCCAGTATTGGCGCCCACCAGGGTCTTGAGGTTGATACCCCAGAATACCCATGCGTCGGTGCCCTTGATGAAATTCACAAAGAGGATGTAATCCCCTTTGACCCAGATGGACGAACCCACCTTCCCGGCCAGGGCCTGCTCCACCAGGTAAGCGGTGGTGGCGACGGTGGCGGTCTCGACATAGCCCGCTGCGGGCGCGACCGCTTGCACGGCATAGCTGGGCACGGCAGGGTCAATGCCGCACCCAGACAGCAGGGTGGACATCAGGGTCAGCAGAACGAACAGCTTGTAGTACGGGTGGTAAAAGATTGTGCTCATGTCATTGCTCCTCGGGTAATAGCATCTGCGGTTTGGTGCCCAGGTTTGCTTCTCTTACAGCATCCCCGGTTTTAAGGCCAGCGTCACGCCAGCCACGATACAAGCGGGTGCGCGCAACCACGTCTTCGGTAGGAGTGTCAACGGGGAAGCCGAATTGTGGCAGCACAGCCTTCGCTGCAAAGTCAGTGTCAAACAACTTCAACTCGATGGTCTTCTTCACCCAGGCATCGGGCACATTGGCGGGCGCCTTGCGCTCATCGGGCTGGGGCTGGATATACTGCGGCTCGTCAGGCTCAAAGGATGCCGGTGGCGTACTTTGCCCAGCATCGACAATCTTCTGCATCCCGGTGATGGTCACGCGTGGGGCTGCTGCGGTGGATGGGTCGTAGTAACCCAGGTCTTTGATGGCCTGGTCTGCACCCCGCCCGGTGCCCATGGGTTGATCGGCAACCACTTCTGCCAGGGCAGGCCGCACGGTTTCCTTCACCTCGGCAATGACACCATCAATCACCACCTCGCCATCAATCTCCGGGTCTGCCAGGCGTACACCGGGCACCATGCGCCGCAATGCCCACTTCTCGGCGCGCTTCTTGGCGCGTTCGTGGCGATCCCACTTATCTGTCTTACCCTCGCGGGCGAAGTTCTCTTGCTTGTGGACAACGCCAACACTTGTCCACTGAGGGCGCGGGCCGATCAGTTCTTTGGCGTACTCAACCGGGTTATCAACAAGACCCTTCAACTCTTTGGCGGTGGTAAGCACTTGGCCCAGCCACTTGGCGTTGCTTACCGTGTCGGTGATGGTGCAATGGTAGGCAATGTCGCCATCTTCCATGCTGCACTCGTCGGGTGTGGCGGGGCGAAACTCTGCGTGGAAGTTTGCGGTAGCATCATTGCTGCTGCGGATCAGGTGCTCAATAGCGCGCTTCCGCCAGGCTGATACACCAGGGGTGGGGCCAACGCCGGGGATGTAGTACGCCTCCCCATCGAATGGGTTGAGGTCGTTGATAAGGCAGAAGGCGCTGAGATCCAGCACCTGGTCGTCGGTCAAACGCTGACCGCCAGGCGACAACCGCTTAACCTTCGCTGCCATAGCGGAAAGCTGCTTTGTGGCATCGGACACCAGAAGCTCGGTGCCAGATGCAAGGACAATGGCCCTGTTACTGTTCTGGTTGCTCATCGGGTGCCTCCTTCGGGCCTGCGGCTTCTACCTGCACCATGTAGACCATTGATCCAATCATGTGTGCCACTGGCTGGGCGGCAGCGGCTGCGGCTGCGGGCGCGGTGACGTAGGTGGGCAGCACAAAATCTGCGCGGTCTTCCATCACCTTCTCGCTGTCAATGCGCCCATCCTCGAGCAGGGGTGCAACAAAAACAGTGACGATTACTTGGTATCGCTTCACGGTAAACCTTCCTCGGCCATGACTTCCTGGCCCACTTTGATCTTGCTGATCTCCTTCAATTCCAGCAGGTCATGGATCATGCCGGGATAGAACTCGACCAGATAAACGGTATCGCTGCGTACAAGCTCGCGCGGCGTGGCGGAGATGTAGTACAGCCCTTCTACCTCCACCATGTTGGTGGCCTCATCGCGGCCCAGGATGCGCACGGGCACCATCGTGCCATCTTCCTTGCGCACAAAAGCCAGCACATCCTCCAACTGGTTGGCCTTATCCTTCATGCTTGGCGGCATCTGTACCATCGGGCACCTCCTTCGGCATGGACACATAGGGCCGCGCATCATCCATCGCGTGAACGAGGGGGGGCACGTAGGGCATGGACGCGAGCACCTTGTCAAACACTTTCTTGTCGATGGTCAGCGCCACGGGCAGGTTCTCCCGCACCCAGGGCAGCATCTCCCCGACATCGTAGTGGAAGACCTTGAACATGCGCACTTCGATGTTGGGGTGGACGTGCTTATCGCCAGTCTCCTCGTACACGCTTTGGGCCTGCGCCCGCAACATCTGGTCGATCTCGTTCAATTCCAGGGTGCGGTTGCTGGCATTGCTCTTTGCCAGCGCCCACGCATGGCCCTCACTGGTCGCCTTGACATTGGCCTCCGCTTCCTTCTCGGCAGCCTTGGCCTGGGCCTCTGCGGTTTTCGCTTCGACCCATCGTGCGTACAGTTTTTGCAGTAGTTCGTCCATAAGTCATCTCCTTTTGTGGTTTGGTTGGTCACTGCACGATTATCATAGCAGATAAACAGGGCAAAGTCAAGCGTTTTTAACTTGACTTGCAGACTTTATTATGCTACGATAACTACGAGGTGACACATGATGAAAACACGCGGTAAGCCACGAATTTATAGAGACCGAAAGACCAATCGCAATTTCTCCCTGGGTCGGCATCACCTGAGTGTGCTGACCGTGTTAGCGCGGGCAATGGGCATCAGTGTTTCAGAACTGATGTGCCGCATTCTCGACCAGGCGCTGGGCCTGGACGGAGGTGTGGGCTTCTTCACTGCGCAGCAGCCCGCATCCCCGGCCAAGCCGGGTCTCCTTGAAACCTCCCAGGGTGCCCCTATCACCCTGGGAGGCGAAGGGGAGGAAGGATCGGCGTCATGTCCGAAATGATTATCTCCTCTCGCGTCATCAAGGCAGCGGGCGGGGTGCAGGTTGAGATTGACGGTGCGCTGATACGCTTCCCGCCAGTCTTCCCTACGGAGCAAGCTGCGCTGCATCGCCTGTCTGACATGGCCCGCTCGTATAACCAGGCAATGACCAGCAGCCTGGTCTTCTCAGTCACCACCCTGGATGGGCAGGTGCAGGTCGTGGATGGTGTGCTATGAGCATCCGAGTGATGGCCGACATCTACGGTTGCAGGGTTGGCAACCTGGCGTACAAGGATGGCGTGGTCACTGCGCCCACAGTGAAGAATGTACTGTTGGCCCTGGCCGATCACGCTGATGATTGGGGCGAGGGTTGCTATCCCAGCCTGACCCTACTCATGCTGAAAACAGAACTATCCAGACCATCCATCATCAATGCCCTGGCTGCCCTGGTAGAAGGTAAGTGGATCTCTTACAAGGGTGTGTCTTCCCGTGGCACCAGCAACTACACAATCAACCTGAGCATGGTGAAAGAGTACGCGTACAAGAGACCCGGTAAACCTGGTAAACCAGCTTTACTACCTGGTAATGTCACAATACCCCCTAGTAATGTGACATTACCTGAACCATCCTTTAACCATACACAACCACCCAAAGATATTACTCCCCAGCAGGCCATGTTTCAAGCGCTCTCCGATGTCACGGGAATGGATGGGAAAATCCAGCGCAATGCTGGCAGGCTGGGCAAAGCTGCCAGTGAATTGATTAAGGCAGGGTACAGTGCGGAGGGTGTATATTACTGGCGCAAGACCACCTGGGCGGCAGACTTCAAGAGCAAGAACGGCGCACAGAAGCCAACACTCAACCAGGTGCTAGAAAGTATCGGGGCTGCGAAGCCTGCGCCCAAAGTACAAGCCGAGGATCCAGACATTGCAGCCGACAAGGAATTGATACGGATGTCTCCCCGTTCTCCTCGGGCTGCTGCTGCCAGGGCCAGGCTGCAAGCGAAGGGGGTGGCGGTATGATTACAAAAAACTATGTATTCACAGAGGTTGCTTGTTCTACTACCGACCCGATTGATTACCCTTTCTTTGGGTTGAAAGTAGAGTCACCGGTCTACTTTGGCGCCGCCTTGCGAGAGCAGAGGCCAATCGAATGGCGGTGCGATTACTGCCAATCAGTCAATGTGTTAGGGGCAATGGAGTGCGGAAAGTGTGGCGCCCCTCGCCCGCTGCTTATTCAGGAGATGAACAATGGCTAACAGAGGTAAGCCCAAAGGTAAGTGGCAAGAGCATGAGCGCATGGGTGTGCTGAGATACATTGTGCACTACAAGAAGATGCACGATGGCAACTCCCCATCCATACGCGAGATCATGCAAGCCTGCCGCATTTGCAGCACGAACACTGTGTACCTGATCCTGCGCGAGTTGGAGAGCAGTGAGTTGATTACCATGCCCGATGGTCGTGGTCGTACGCGTGGCATTCAGATTGTTGGCGGGTATCGGAACTTTGAAGGTTAGGATGTGTGAGAACAGCAACCCATCTCTTTGGACAATGTTGTGCCCGACCTGCCGGGCGCTGTACCTGGCCTGGGTTGCAACGTGCAAGCCCATGAAGGTGCTGGCGGAGAGGCCCAGCGATATGCAACTGAAAGAGATCGACAATCAGCGCGAGAGACCTGATTACCAGGCTGCGCTGCAAGCATACAGAGAACATAGAGCGGAGGTGCATGGTGAGAAAGCAGAGTGAGGAACAAATTGATGCGTTGGAAGCACTGCGAATTGCAATCAAGCGGTGCCAGCAGGCCGGAGTAAAGGGCGAAGTGGTCAATGTGATTGCTGGAAAAGAACATGGCCGTGTGTATATCTCCGATGAGGAGAAGGATGGGCTGATCCAGCGACTGACCAAGACCGTGGACGAATTGACGGTGGCGCTGAAAGAAGAACGTGAAGAAGTGGAAACCCAGGTGAGTCTGGTGGATATGTATATCAAGCGACTGAACGAGTCTCGCATGAGCAACGCACTACTGATGACCGCCAACGCCATGCTAAGTCGGATGAGTGCGGGCATGGCTAGTGAGTTGGAGCAGGTGCGCGCCGAGTTGGAGCAGGTGCGCGCCGAGTTGCAGGGGGCGTGTGACCTTTCCGGTGCTCTTGATATGGCAATCGCTGGCAGTAAGCAGTTTTACAAGGAGCGCGACGAGGCCCGAGCCTGGGCGCGCAATCTCTTGAAGCAGCGAGACTATTGGAAGAACGAGGCGCGGCGCAATGAGGCGGCATTCAACAAGGCGATGCGCTACGACCCGCAGAATAACTTTCCGGTGCGAGAAGAAGTTTATACCGGGGATCATCGCCTGTGCCCGAACTGCAAGCACGACATAAGCCAGCAGCCCGTGGTGTGTGACAACTGCGGCAACGTCTCCTATCAGACAGTGGCACAGCAGGTTTCTGTTGACACCTCAACGTGGGAGTGGAACAAACTTATTCTTCCAGTGCCCCCCCTGGATGTGCCCGGCCAATACGTTGACATCGACCCAAAGGATGTGCGCCTGTGTTCGCTTTGCGATAGGCCGATGACGCTTTTTGTTACAACGTCAAGCGTGGATGATACTCCCAAGCGACATTACTTCTGCGAAGTGTGTAACTATGTTGAACATTAAACTTCCCCCTGATGCGCTGGCCTGGGTCAAGATAGCAGAGACCCACCAATCCATGGTGATGGTGCAGACGTGCAGCAACCATCGCCAATCCGACTGTCCCAACTGTGGGGGGTGGCGCTTTATCGTGATGACCAAAACCGTGGCTGGCCCATTCCAATCTCCGCCTGGCGGCAAGGGTACTGTGTGCAAGTACATAGATGGGTCATGGTATGCGGTCGAAAGTCAATCCTTCCCCTGCCCTGTGTGTGTGGATCGAGACTCTCTCATCGCCCACTATTGGGATGACAGCGGCCTGCTGGAAAACGAGCGAGCCTGGCGGGTTGACTTCTTGGAGGGAGAGCCGGGCAAGACCAACGGCTTGGATGCAATCAAGGCGCTGCTGTTCACTCTGCCTGCGCCCACTGGCTGGGTGCTGCTGTATGGGTCGTATGGGGTGGGCAAGAGCGGGCTGCTCAAGAGCCTGGTCGCTGCCAGCATCCGAGCGGGCACCAGGGCACGTTACCTGCGGGCTGGGGATTTGCTGGGCGAGATCCGCGCCACCTACTCTGACGATGAAACGATAGACGAGCAGGATGTCCGGGCACGGTATGGGAATGTGCCTGTGCTGGCGCTGGATGAGATCGACCGCATCTCTGACACTGGCTGGGCACGGTCAACTCTGTTTGCCATACTTGACGAGCGGCACCGCCGCATGGATCAGGGCATTACGGCAATGGCAACTAACGCTGACCCTGGCAACTGGCCTGGCTTCGAGTATCTTGTATCCAGGCTGCACTCTGGTGAGATGGTCGCAATGACCGGAAAGGATATGCGAGAATGAACGGAAAACTTGACGCCTATATGAACCCAGATGCCCAACCCTTACAGTGGGCGATTGCTGAATTGATGGGGCACCTGACCCTGGCTGGGCGCATCACAAAGCCTGGTGAGTATGGTGGGCTGTGGCAAATAGACATCCCCGACAAAGACGGTGAAGGGTATCACACAGAGTTTTTTTCTTCCGGCTCTGTCTACCGCATTCGCATGGTCTCTGAGGATATTGCCCGAGCGTACACTGTGCACAACCAGGTGCTGGAATACAATGCGCCCATCGTCACGCAAGCCGAACACTTGGCTGCCTTACGCCGGGCACAAGAGATCATCGAAGACCTGCGCAATCAGCTATGCAAGGCGCTGCTTCCGGGGATGCCCGCCCCAGATGAGTTTGGCGATGTGCCGGTGGATGGGGATTTTTTGGATGCCGTGGATGACGCCCTTGAGAACGGAGGCTTTTAGCCATGCCAGTTAATGTTACTTTGCGTACTAATCAGATTATGTCAGGGATGCTCAAGGTATTTCCGCATCTGCTGGCAGACCAGAAAATGAGGTATGGTATCCTGCAAGCAATCTACGATGCCTATGTGACCGGCGCGAACGATCAGCGGGGCGGGCACAAGTGGGTGCATCAGTGGAAGTTTGATTTACCCTGGCACATGGGCCATCTGAAAGATTGGTTTTACATGGTCAATGTTGGGCACTTCGCCGGGACAGTATTTCTACATGTCCGCATCCTGGGTGTCCGGTCGCTGTGGGAGGTGGAAGATGCCCTTTAACCGTAAACTTTACCCCAAGAATTGGGACGAACTGGCGAAGCTGCTCAAAGAAAGTGTGGGCTGGCGCTGCCAGGGCAGCCCAGCATACCCCGAGTGCAGGGCGCAGCATGGGCACCCCCACCCTGTCACTGGCTCGATGGTAGTGTTGACCGTGGCGCACCTAGACCATGACCCAAAGCACAATGACTATGACAATCTGCGGGTCTGGTGCCAACGCTGCCACAATACTTACGATGCCCCACACAGAGCAGAGACCAGACGCAAGAAGGCGAGAAAGGAGTGTTCTGTTGCAGATGGATGTTACTGGGGAGAAGATGGGCGTTGCATTCTGAACGAATGTTACACCCCTGATGTTGACGCAATAATGGCAGAGTTGGCAGCCCAGAGGGTGGAAGTGCCCCCTCCGCCCAGCTTTGACCTTGACCATAAAACGAGGATAGACTGGATACCAAGAAAGGAATAGATATGCGATACCCCATTGATCCACCCATCTTAATTACTCAGACCTATGCCGCGCACCTGCTGGTCAGGGAGAGCGGGCGCAACCCCACCTACAACCCAGGGATTGACCTGGCCGTGGAAGTGGGTACACCTGTGATGGCCTTCGCACCTGGTTCAGTGTCATACATCGAGGGGCCTTCATCCATCGGTTACGGCTGCCAGGTGCGCATTGACCACGGCAATGGCATGTTGAGCATCTATGCCCACCTGTCGGAGACGCGGGTGGTCATGGCGCAGATGGTCGCGGAAGGCCAGGTGATTGGCCTGTCTGGGAACACCGGCATGTCTACTGGCCCTCACCTGCACTTCGAGGTGCGTTTGTTTGACACTCCCGTTGATCCGCTGCCGCTCGTCTCGGGGGAAGAACTGGTGGCGGCTGGGCTGGGCAGCCTGCCCCTGGGCCTGCCGATGGCGAAGATGTTGTATGCCTCTCAAAACATGCGCGCATACCCCAGCGCCAACGCTCCCCTGGTGCGCTCCATCCAACGCAAGCCTGGCCTGACCCTGCCTGTCATTGGTGCGGCGTGGATCCGTGTCACTGGTCAAGACGACCCCGACCTGTGGCTGTGCATGGGATACATGCAGTGGATGGTCTGTATCTTTGGCGGCAAGGTGTTTATGACCATCGAGGGTACCAACGATGACTGACACATCCCTGGCCTTCCAGGTATGTGGTGCGCTGTGCGGCATCTGGTTGCTGTTTGACCTGGTGGCGATGGTTTACATGCTGGTGCTGCTGCGCCGGGCGGAGGTGGTTGATGGTACGATCAGAGACAAGTAAGCAGAACCACCTGGCAACACTGCAATATCGAGCGGTCGCTGCCTATCGAGAAGGGGAGGCGCATCGCTGGGTGGCTGCCCTGGTAGCCAAGCGTATCGTGGGCGCCTATGCCTATGGCGCCACGGCTGGGCTGGCGAATAGCTTATCCGTCTCTGTGGATCGAGTGCAAGACCTGGCTAAAGCGGGCATGATCTACTGCCGCCTGCGCCCACACTACGCTGACATGCCCGACATCCGTAAGATGCTGACCGTCTCTCACTTCGCAAGCATCGGGGTGCTGGCAATCAAGTATGATCTCGACAATCGGTACGTGTACTCTGCGCTGCGCACAGCAGCAGACGAGGGTGCCAGTGTTGAGGCAATGCGGGCTGCCACTGTGGGCGAATGCAGTGACGACAATGACCGATGGCAAGACTTGAGTAAGAAGGCCATGAAGCAAGTGCTGGCCCTGTTCAACGACTATGCAACCCCGCCGGCCGTGCGCCAGGCTGCGAGGCGATTTCTAGTGGAGGTGGAAGATGCAACAAAGAACGCTCAAATGTGAGGGGAGGGTGTGCAA